ACAAAGCAGGCTATTCTAGGACTAGTGTTATACACACCACATACATCATTTGTATAAAACCAATTCCATGCGCTGTCAGTATTAGGCGAGTCCATTTGAGTATCTCCTAAATCTTGCTCTATTGTAAACTTATAAGATACATTAATTCCTGAACCTCCTAGTGTTAGACCATCAGTTTGAAATTGATATTGATCATTAGTATACCAGTTAGGATTTGTAGCGGGATTCTCATCATTAAATGTATTAATACAATCATGTTTCTCAGGGACTTGGTTAGGAAATATAGTTCCTGGGGCACCTGACGTAGCTACAGTAAGTGCAGAATCTGATTGAGAATCTAAAACAGCAATATTAGCAGTAGAATATCTATAGGCTCTTGCATCAAAATCTACAACAAAAGTTGTATTTTCAATATTACCAAAGAATAATTTATTATCTTTTGAATCTATAGTTTTTACTGTTTCAAATGTAGCTCCTAATCCTGTAAGGAAGTCGACATCTGTAACTGGAATTCTATTTTCATTACCGCTGAGATTAGTAACTAGATTAGTAGTCCCGTTAATAAGCTCTGAAAAAATAAATATTTGATCATTAGCTTTTATATTATCTTTTTTATAGACAGCTGCAAGTTCAATTAATTCAAAAGATGTATCTAATTGATCTATTGTCCATTCAATTCTTTTATTAGTTATAACTCCAGTAGTTGTAAGTACATTATATTCTGATCCTATAATTTCACAATAAGGATTATCATCACTAGCTTCGTATACTGGTACTAGATTTGATAAAGGCGACCACTCAGTAGTTACACCCTCTGCACTTTTGTATCTATAAGTTAATTGATATACACCTGCTTCTAATGCACCCCCTGAAGTAATATTATTTAATATAGGCATAGAAAATCCTGTCTTAGGTGCTAAGTCTAAAAAGGCGCAAGGCGTAGACATAGTAATACCACTGGCTACATTTATTTTTCTAGGAGGGTTATAGTTGTCAGTCCAATAAACCCCTTGTGTATTTTTCTTTTCATATCTTCCCAAAGCCTCAATAGGATGAGCCTTTGTAAAATTCATACATTCATTTCTTGAATAAAGACATTCTATGTATGATCTAATACCTAATGGACTACTTATTGTAGGGTCTACATAAAGTTTCCATATCTGTCCCGGGCCTCCAGGCTCAGCTAATATATTTGTAGTAAATAGATATATAAAATCTCTTAGTGGTGTGTATCCTATAATAGACAATCCACTCTGAGCTACTGCTAAATTTGATACAGTTAAGAATGAACCTGTTATAGGCATAGTAAGTTGTGGATTAGATACTTGCTGAACATTAAATGTACCAATCTGAGAACTAGAAGGATACTGAGAAAAATCTGCTTGCTCTGGTTTACCCCATAAAACTAATCTATTTGAAGATTCATCAAAGATCCAATAAAATCCTGGTAAGCCGTCAGGTAAGTTGGAAGGAGGCGTAAGCATTGGAACTCCAGTTATAGTCCAAACTCCTGCTGTAATATCTTCTAGAGTTCTTACTAAATCTCTAATTGGATTTCCACCTGTACCAGTTATAGTTATAGCAAACAATCCCCATGTGCCTACATTAAACTGTACAGTTAAACTCCACGGTACTGCAATTAAATTAGTATCCGAAACTAATCTTAGCTCAAACACTGCAGGAGAGTTTGGAATTTCAACTAAAAAATCATTACCTTCTATATTAACCATAGCTGCTCCCTCTTGACCTGAGTTAGCTACAACTCTAATATTATTAGCATCATAGTATTGATCAGAAGGCATAGCGTATTTTGCTATATCCTGATTCATACCTTTATAAAAAGTATTCATACTAACAGGTATTGAGTTACCTTTTTTTTGTTCTTCTGCCATTAGCCAATAAGTCTACGTTCTGGGTTTCCTAAATCTGTATAAAAAGTACTTGCTGAATTCATATTAGGTTTTAACTTAACCCATTGAGTCTTAATGTTTTCCATCATATCAAGGTTAGGCATATTTGCTGAACCTCTTGCCTGCTTCACATACCACTCCCAATCTCTTTGACTATCTCTATAAAGGTTTTCTGGTAAAGCCCCTTTTCTCCATCCTATACGATCTATCATCATTGTTATGTAAGACTTTAGAGCTTTCTTATAACTAACATTATCAGGTACCATTGGGAAACCTTCATCATCTATTTTAATACCCCTAAAAGCAAGTAATAAACACCCACTATTAAATGAAGTAACAATAAAATTATCATTAACATAATAACAATCTCCTCCTCCTCTCTGACTAGATCCTTTTAATGGGAAGTTATCTGTATCTACTTTTTTTCCATCTATAACATTTGTACTAGTGTTTGTAGGTGTAGTAGAAATAGCTCCAAAAGTTCCTGTACATTGTGAAAGCCTGCTCCCGTTAAGAGATATAGAATCTAAAATATGAAGATTACATGGTAGCGCTCCTCTGTGATCTTTCACACAAACCTCAGCTATCAGTTCTTCATAGGCTAATCCTGCTCCTATTAATTCTAGAGCTTCTCCTCCCCACTCAATTACGTCCCAAATATCTAACTCTTCGTGGATCTGAGTGTCTCTATAGACTCCCTCTATTATTTCCTTTATGGATGTAAATTTATATATCATTCAAAATAGTCTACTTGTTTAGTTTTTAATAATCCTGCCAATCTTCTTTTGTTTGTTCTAGTAGCTTGGAAACTATAAATAGTTTTATTTTTTACTATGGCTGTCTTCTTAGACCAAAACCAACGATAGTTAAATCCATCAGTGTGATCATTAAGATGATAAATAACTTTACCATTTTCATTTGTAGCTTTCCAATCTATTTTTAATTTATTCTTGCCAGCAGAATAATTCATTTCTTTTTTTAAGATCCTAAGAGTACCTAATCTATAAGGCATCTTAAATTCTTTAGCTTTTAAAAGTATACCGTCTATGATTAGTTTATTAAACTCTTCACAAACCCTACGATATTTTTTATAACCAACATTATAAAAATCATCATACTCCTTATACGCCTGTACTAATGTACAACTAGCCTGCGGAGTTTTGTCTAGGAGCTGCTTGCACTTGCCCACTACTGTCTTCTTTAGCATTGTTTTCTTCATCTGTTGGCGCATTTAAAATTATTGCAATTCTTTTCTGTAATATTATACTTGTAAGCTGTTCTGCCATAGATAGAGAAATTGGAAAAGGGTAATCCCAATCATATTCACAAGAAGAAAGAATAGGATTTTGTGACGACGTACAGTGGTTTGTTTTCCAAACTTCTTCAGGATCTTCAAATACACCTGTAACTTTTACTGCCTCTATTCTCATGTCGCAACTTACATATAAGTAACCATTTTTCAAATACCATCTTTGATTAGAACTAGTATATTTATTATACTTGTTCCATTTTCTGCGGGTATCAGTAGTCTCTGAAAATGGTCTCATACCATCTAAAGACTCAACAGCTAATATACTATCTCTACCATTTCGCTGAATACTTGTGGGAATAGGATTTACAGATTTAAGCACATGAACCCCTAAGTCAACCTCACAGCATTCTGAAGCGTCAACCGGCTCTAAATAAACACAACTTAAGTATTCAACGCACACAGAAGGTACTCTTACCTTCCTGCTCATCATCTGTGATAACAGCATTGATCGCTCTTGTTTTACCCAGTACGCACACTGTCTAAAACTTAAACTGGCATCATCGGAACTTTCGCCTCCGTATGCTATATTTACTATGTCGTATACTATCGTGTTTAAATTTGTCATTAGTTTAAATATTTACCTGTAAGTAGCCCTCACATCCCTTTTCCTTATTCCATATATATGCTTGAGCACATCTAGATGCTTGATACCCCATCTGTTTATGCCAAGAATCGTTAGCGCATATTGAAGGAATAAATCTTACTTTGATTCCTCTATACTCGTTAACCATTTCTTTATGTAGATGTCCACAATGAACTTCTCTAAATTTAGTTCGTGCAAACATCATAGGCTGCTCAGTAGCCATTATTAATGGCATGTTAGCGGCCTTCTCTTTATCCCCATGAGTAAACATAATCATGTTAGTTCCATATTCATAATACTTTCTTGACTCAGTATTATTATCTATCGTAACATTTTTATCTTTCATATACCATGCAGATAATACTTCACCTGCATAAAACATACGCTCTTGATCATGATTCCCCTGAATAACAACAACATCAACTGGAGCATACTGACTTAAATAATTTACAGCTTTTATCATAAGTTTTGTATACCCAACAAAAGATTGTTGCCAGTCCATTG